TCAGATACAAGCGATAGAACACTTGTCAAAGTTACTAATGATAATACAGGTGCAACTGGCACCACAATTATGCATCTTAAGAGCGATGCCGTAACTGATGATAATCCAATTTTGCTTATCGAATCCTCTGCTGCCGACACTGGTCCCGTTCTTGAACTAAGAAATACAAACGCTGGTGTCAATCGTGAAGCAATCTTAAAATTTACAAGAAGCGATACATCAGCGGAAGCAGACGACATGGATCTTGGGCGTTTGCAATTTCAAGGTGCTGACAGTGGCAACAATGATACTATATATGTAGCTATTTTGGCAGAGGCCTCTGATGTCACTGACGGCGATGAGGGAGGCCTATTAAAATTTAGACTATTCTCAGGCGGAACAGGAGGCACAGCCTCCTCCAATACGCTATTCTCAATCGGCGGTGAAGACGTTGCAAATTCAACACCTTGTGAAGTTATCGTCAACGAAGACGGCATCGACTGCAACTTCCGTGTTGAATCAGATAACAATACCCATATGCTCTTCGTTGATGCGGCTGACGACACCGTAACGGTCGGAGGAGACGTTGCTCTTCACAAAGATGGTTTCGCTGTTATAAACAATTATCAGGCAACAACTTTTGAAAATACTTTAGCAGACGGGCGATTTGGTAGCGCCGAGATATTAAGATACTCTCCGGGCGCGGATGACACTCTTACAGCAGGGCAATTGTTTTTCTTGCACACAGACGGCACTTGGGACAGCACGGATGCTGATGCAGTTGCCACTGGCGCAACACAAATGCTTGGTATTGGCCTTGGTGGTTCGTCTCAGACAGTTGGCTGTTTAATTAAAGGATTCATACGAATCCCATCTACAGAAATACTAAACCTTCCCGGCTCTGGTGCCTGCGACGGCCTGCCTCTTTATGTTTCAACAACAGCAGGCCACCTAGACTTTACAGCCCCATCTGGAAATGGTGACTTTGTTCGCATCGTTGGTTACGCAATTGATGATGATGGTGGCGACGTTCTTATTTACTTCAATCCAGATGCAACACATGTGGAGATTACAGCGTAATGCTAAAAACAAGAATTGAAGATCAAAATTTAATTTTTACTGATGACGCCATTATAGTGGAAAATGATAAGCTTCAAAATCTCCATGCTGGTATTGAAGTTATGATGGATTGGGAAAGTGGCTTGATGAGGAGGCACGCTGAATTAGTATGCGAGAATGGAGGAGATATACTAGAAATAGGGTTTGGCATGGGCATCTCGGCTAACTTTATTCAAGAACTAAATCCTGATTCTCACACAATCGTAGAAAGTCATCCACAAATTATAGAAAAGCTAAAAGAATGGGCTACTGATAAGCCAAGTGTTACTGTGGTCGAAGGTAGGTGGTTTGATGTGATAGACCAGCTTGGCGTATATGATGGCGTTTTCTACGATACATTTGGTGACGATGATTATTCAAAGTTTGGCACAGAGTCAGTTAAATTTACAAAGCCCGGTAGTATTATCACAGCGTGGAATGCTGTAAGCCAGCCAAATCAAAATTTATATGGGTTCGCTGGTAACGTGACATACGAAGAAATAGATGTAACTCCCCCAGACAATGGATATTTTTTTGGTAACAAATATTATTTATTTAAGGTTGTAGTGTAATGCCAACAACAAACATAACTGCTGCTGCGACTGGTGGTTTTGTAAGATCAAACGTAACCTCTACTGGTAATGACGCCACTGACTTCGCCACTGCAAGAAACAAGAACACGGGAGATGTTATCGATCTCACCGATACCGCTGACTTAATAGGCGGGATTAAAACGACCGGTCGAGGCGCAGCTTCGTTCTCTGTCGGGCGCTTGTTTCACGCCTTTGACACTAGTGGTATTACAAGTGGCGTAACTAGTGTTACGCTTCAGATTGAAAGGGTATCAACAACATCTGATTGCGATCTAATAGTGGTCAAAGCTAGCAAACCAGATACTAGTACGGACTTGGTTCTTGCAGATTTCGATGCTATTCCCGGTTTTACAGATGATGCATCTATGAGTGGAAATGTTACGGAATACTCATCTGAAATAGTGGCGGGTACTATCGGAACTACCAGAACGGATGTGACGCTTAATTCAACAGCTATAAGTGACGTGCAATCTCTCGATACTTTTGCTATTGCTATAATTGAGCACACTCATGACTATTCCAACGTAACACCAACGGATGCATCAAGTTTTGTGTTTCTTGAGGGTGTTACAGGAGTACCGGCATCTGAGCAGCCTAGACTTGTTGTCGTAACATCAGGCGGCTACACACACAATGTTATGGGCGTAGCTGCTGCAAACATTGCAAAGGTTGATGGAGTCGCCACAGCCAACATTGGCAAAATCAATGGTGTTGATTAATTTATAGGATACTACTTATTAATACACATGTCACAAATGGAGCAATTGTGAGCAACAGAAACTATAGAAACCACAGAGGTCGGGACCATAATCGTAGAGAAAGATATACCCCACCTCATGTAGGCAAGAGGCACAGCAATTTAACAGTCGTGCCGAGACAAAATGAGCCAATCGAAAGAGCGATTCGCAGATTTATTAAAAAATGTAAGAAGATGAAGATCATCGAAACATACAGAGAAAAGACTGATTATTATGAAAAGCCATCAGTTGTGCGAAGAAAAAAAGCAATTCGCCGCCAGAGAGCAATTGATAAGGCAAACAAAGCTAACGCAAACAGATAGTCAATTTTAAATTAACAGGATTTTGTCTTTTCTACATACTATTTAGATGTAGGCAAACGATAATATTTTCTTGCAAGGGAATCCAATATGTCAACAATGTTAGAACAAGCTTTAGTAGATGCAACTGCTCTTAGAGAAGCAGCACTTAAAAACGCAGAGACTGCAATTCTTGAGAGATACGCAGATGACGTGAGAACCACCATGGACTCGCTCTTGGCTGAACAAGAGGATATGGGCGACATGGGAATGGAAATTGCCGACGAAGATCCAGAAGGCGACATTCCAGATGCAGCCACTAGTGATCTTAAGGTGTGTCCAGACGATGATGAAGTAAAGACTTTTACTTTTTCTCTAAACGACCTCCGCGACACCCTTGATAAGCTAAGTGATGATGAGGCTGGAGAGCCAGAAGATTCAGAAGAGCTTGCTATGGACATGGGCGCTGAGCCTGAAGAAGAAGAGTTGGAATTGCAAGAAGATCTAGAGCTAGACGAAGAGATGCTATTTGAGTATCCTGAAGGACAAGTTGACGAGCAAGAAGAAATTACAGAAGACGAGACTGCACTCCCAGAAGGTATCGACCTAGATAAATTGGTTGAGGAAGTTATCGTTGATCTTGCTGGAGATGAACTAACTGGCTGGGCAGGACGCCCACGATCAGATGTTGACCACGCCAAAGAAATTAGATTAGCACGGGCTGCTTCCACCGAGGCCAAAGAGCAAAATGAAAAGCTCAAGGCAGCACTCGAAGAACTCGCAGAGTCAAGCAAGGCTGTAGCTAATGAAAACCAACTTCTCAAGCAAACACTTGAGACTATGAAAGAGAAACTTGAAGAAGTCAATCTTTCAAATGCAAAACTACTTTACATGAATCGGACATTGAATAGTCCCTCCCTGAATGAGCGGCAAAAAACTAAAATTGTCGAATCTATTCAGAATTCTGATTCAGTTGAAGAAGCGAAGGTAATTTTTGAAACCCTTCAAAGCGCAGTGGGCTCTTCCAAGAAGAAGCCAGAATCACTACGCGAAGCTATCAAGAGACCTTCTATTTCCGTGCCTAGTAGAAGAAACAAATCTTCACAACGTGATACGATTGTGAAAGAACGCTTCCAACGCTTGGCTGGAATTTCTAGAAACTGATAGATTATATCTAAAATTATACTAAAAAAGGAGGTGATAAAAATGTCAGTATTAGATAAATTAACTGAAGGGATCGTTTCTCGCGATCTCCGACAAGAGGCAGATGCTCTTCTCTCCAAGTGGGAAAAGACTGGTCTTCTTGAAGGCCTCGACGCCGATAATGAGCGTCAAGGCATGGCACGCTTGCTTGAAAACCAAGCGGCACAGCTTCTCAAAGAAGCATCCTCAATGGCAGGAGGAAACGTCGAGGGCTTTGCTTCCGTCGCATTCCCACTTGTCCGTCGAGTTTTCGGTGGCCTCTTGGCTAACGATGTTGTCTCAGTGCAACCAATGAGCCTTCCATCAGGTCTCATTTTCTTCCTTGACTTCACACATAGTACAGAGGGTGTTGGTTCAGGTGTCCGTGGACAGGGCGCTACCGGCGAGTCAGTGTACGGTGGTGGCAAGGTTGGCTTCCAGATCACTGGTGGTGTTGATCTTGGGTACGAAGGTACTCGTGCAATTGGCGCAGCCGCTGATGGTAACCCCGGCCTAGACGTTGGGTTCTACAACCTTTCAACTGGATTCTCTGCACCTACTGGTTCAACCGTGCTTGGTGGTATCACTGAGATCAAGGCACACGCTATTGGAGCTACTGCTGCTTCCGCGTCTGCTGTTATTGATCTTGCTAGCCCAACCGACGCTCAGAAGAAGGCACTTCGTTTCGACCCAGACGTTCTAGGTCTTGGCGATGGACACGAGGCAATTTTTGCTCGCGTCAAGCTTTCCGACATTGAGGAAAGTGGACAGCTTCTTAACAAGCGTATGCTTACAGCAATCTCTTGCTCTGTTGCAGGAACCAGCCTTGATGACCTAATTATGGTTCGTCGTCTTACCACTCTTGGTCAAGATAACGGTTCAACGGACTTCAACGCTGCATTGCACCCAACCGAGGCCGGATATGACGGAAGCGAGAACACTGTGTTCTTCGTCTTCGTTGGTACTGATGCCAATGTTATCTCAACAAACCACCAAGTAGCTGCTGCTCAGGCTGCACCTACAATCCACTTCCCACTTGCGGATAACTTCGCTGGTGCAAGAACCAATGACGGTAACGACTCTGTTGGTACTGTGATTGCTCAGACTGATTGGGGTCTCGAAAACGAGACAGCGATCCCTGAGATCGACATCAAGGTGGACAGCATTGCTGTTACCGCAGTCACTCGTAAGCTCAAGGCTAAGTGGACCCCAGAATTGGGTCAAGACCTCAATGCTTACCACAACCTCGATGCCGAGGTTGAGTTGACCTCAATCCTCTCCGAGCAAATTGCTCTTGAGATTGATCGTGAGATCCTACAGGATCTTATCAATGGTGCAACTGCTGGTACGCTCTACTGGTCACGTTCACCGGGTCTATTCGTCAACCGTGAGACTGGTGCTGAAATTGGTGCGTCTTCTGCCGCTCCTGATTTCACAGGTACTGTTTCCGAGTGGTACGAGACCCTCATCGAGACCATCAATGATGTGTCTGCTAGAATCCACCGTAAGACTCTACGGGGTGGTGCTAACTTCGTGATTTGTTCACCAGAAGTTGCTTCTATCCTTGAGTTCACCAGCGGATTCCGTGCAAGCGTCACTGTTGACTCTGATGCAGGCTCAATCGGTGCTGTTAGAACCGGCTCAATCTCTAAGAAGTTCGACGTGTACGTCGATCCTTACTTCCCACGGAACGTGATTCTCGTTGGTCGTAAGGGTGGTAGCTTCCTTGAGAGTGGCTTCGTCTACGCTCCATATGTGCCACTACAGGTCACACCTACTATCTTCGGTGTCGAGGACTTCGTGCCCCGCAAGGGTGTCATGACTCGCTACGCCAAGAAGATGGTCCGTGGTGATATGTACGGTCTAGTTATCTGTCGCGGTCTTATCGGTGAGGCTGGTGCAACCAGCTAATCGATAGCGATTGACTAACAATCTAACCCGCTCTCTTCGGAGGGCGGGTTTTTTTATTGCTTAAGATGAACTATTAAACTATTTATATATGAACCAATTAAGGTTTATCCTAAGTTATTGCATGCTTGAAGGCATGGCCGCAATTTAGCGGTGACACGATTATAAAAGGAGGGTTTTTAACTATGGGAACGAAAAGAGTAGGCCTCGCAAGAGTTGAGGCATTAGTAGAGAATTTGAAGAGAGAGCTAAGCTTGGGTCAAGCCACGCTCGTTGGACACAAGAAAAACGTCAAGACTATGAGTGATGGTCTTGTTCTAACAGAGGACGACAGTGGGTCATACTGTCTTTTTGCTGCCGCTGCGGCAACTGCTGTGACCTTGCCTGCACCGGCTGTGGGTTTAGAGTTCACCTTTGTCACTACGGTCACAGCGACTGCTGACCACGTTATCAGGACCGCTACCCTAAACACCGATGGGTTTTTGGGCGGCGTGCTCACAAACTCCACTACTGCTGGGCAAGCTGACTGCTTTAGCGCAGACGCTGATGGCAGTAACGACTTCATTACACTTAACGGTAGCACCACTGGTGGTCTAGCCGGAAGTAGAATTCACGTTGTTTGTATCGATGGCGAGAATTGGGCTGTGGACGGCCAATTGGTTGCCACTGGCACTGCTGCTACATGCTTCGGTGACGCACAGATCTAATATTTAATATTAGATATGTTATTCAAACCCCCTTCCTTCATTGGTTGGGGGTTTTGTTGTATGCGGAACTAATTACTGTAAACAGGAGACCTAGCCTATGTCCTTTCCTCAATTGACACCAAGCAGTAATACGAGTGCTGTTGTATTGCCACCTACTGGCAGTACCGGCGATGTTACAGCCGCACTTCCATTCGGAGTATACAAAGACGATGATTTTAAGCAGGGTGCAGCCGCTCAAGTTGCTTACACATATAAGAAGCTTGGTGGAGATGTATTGGACATCGAGATCAAAGCAGACAATGTTTACGCAGCCTATGAAGAGGCTTGCCTAGAGTATTCCTATCAGATCAACATCCATCAGGCTAAGAACGTATTGTCCGACCTTCTAGGTATGGCAACGGGCACATTTGATCATCTTGGAGAACACTCCACTTCAGAGTTAGACGCGACAAGCGGATCGCTGGTCAACATGAAGTATCCAAGATATAAATTTACATACGCTCAGCGAGTGGGTGATGGTATCGCAGAAGAGGCAGGGTTTGGTGGAAACCTAATAGAATACTCAGCATCTTTTAATCTTATCAGAGGACAACAAGATTACGACTTACAAACGATTATATCTGGTAACTCAATTGATATCAATGCAGAGACAACCAAGGCAGTACCATACGGAACTGGTAGTATAGAGAAGTCGCCACAGACTTTGACCTCAAATCAACAAGACAGAATGAATCGTAAATTTAAGATTCGTAGAGTATATTATAAGACCCCAGCTTCAGTGTGGAGATTCTATGGATACTACGGTGGCCTGAATGTTGTTGGAAACTTAAACTATTATGGTCAGTTTGCTGATGACACAACATTTGAGATCATTCCGTCTTGGCATAACAAATTGCAAGCGATGGCTTACGAGGACCATTTATATACTAGGCTATCTCACTATTCATACGAGATTGATAACAATAGGCTAAGGATATTCCCAATTCCGTCAGCAGAAATTCCAAAAACTATGTGGGTTACGTTTACTATGCATCGTGATGCTTGGGAAGAGGACTCCGATAGAAAGACAGGAGTGAGCGGTATCAACAATATGAACACGTTGCCGTTCCCAAATGTGCCCTACAAGAATATCAACTCTATTGGTAAGCAGTGGATTCGTCGTTATGCACTAGCGTTAACAAAAGAAATACTTGGTCAAGTCCGAGGTAAATTTGCTACCCTGCCAATCCCCGGAGAGTCAGTCACCCTAAACGCTTCAGATCTGCTCTCACAGGCCCGAGAAGAGCAGACATCTCTCAAGGAGGAGCTAAAGACGGTTCTAGATCAGATGACCTACAAAGCCCTAGCAGAGCAAGATGCTGCTATGGTTGCATCTGTTGATGCTGTCTACCAAGAAATCCCACTAGCTATTTTCCAAGGATAATCTGAATGTCAGAGAACGAAAAGAAATGGAAACAACCTAATCAGCCTCCTCCCCCTTTATTTGTTGGGCAGAAGGAAAGGGATCTTGTAAAGCAAGTTAATGACGAACTTATTGAGCGCGTCATTGGCCAGCAAGTTGTTTACTACTCAATAGACTTGGAAAGAACAAATTTTCATCCACTATACGGCGAGGCAATTAACAAAACATTCCTGCCCCCAGTTAGAGTTTTTGCTCTTGTAGAGTATGAGGGAATACAGACACAGTTTGATACAAACATTGGTCTTGATAAAGAAGCCTCAATTACAGTTCATTTTCACAAGCGTAGATTGACGGAAGATCAAGATTTGTTTGTGCGAGAAGGTGACTTCGTGCTGTACGGCGATATATACTATGAGATCACAATTTTATCAGAGCCTCGTCAGATCTTTGGGCAAGTAGATCATAAGATTGAAATATCTGCTAAATGCGTGAGAGCAAGGGAGGGTTTGTTCGATGGCACCTAAAGATTATAACAGAGACTACACAGAGGTGAAAGACGCCGATGGTAATCTAAAAGAAATTATTTTTATGCCATCAACGATTGAAACCATTGACACCGCTTTCTATAACTGGGTCAATGAAACCATCAATCCGTCAGCTATAACCAATAAGGGATTTAAGAAAGTTCCTGTTATCTGGATCTCTGCCGAGCGAGCTTTTCAAATTAAAGCAGATAAAGACTTGCGCGATAAGAACGGTGTTGTTAAATTACCTCTTATGATTATTAACCGAACGGACGTATCAAAAGACTCTTCATTCAAAGGTGTCGCATGGTCGCACATTCCAAACTTCAATGATGGTCTCCGTGGACCCCGTGGTGGCGCTATTTCAGTTGCAAGAAGAATCAATCAAGAAAAGACTGCAAACTTTGTGAACGCCGACTCTAAGAGAAAGTTTGGAACACTTGGCTCCGCTACATCCGGCCACGGCCAAGAAAACTTTCCTTTTAGCAATCCCGGTAAAGTTGTGTACGAAACAGCAACGATGCCAATCCCAGTATATGTGTCTGTTAACTACGAGCTAACAATAAGAACAAACTACCAGCAACAATTAAACCAGATCACAACCCCATTCATGACCACTACAGGTCAAATTAATAATTTCTTTATCAGTCATGAGGGGCATAGATTCGAAGGATTTATTCAAAATAATTTTATTCAATCGATGGACGTGACTGGTGAACAGGAAAGCTCTTACGAAACAAAGATTGATTTTAGAATCTTAGGTTATTTGCTTGGCGGTGGGATAAATGACGAGCGACCAAAGATCGCATTCAGAGAAAATGCGGTTCAAATTAGAATGCCCAGAGAGCGCGTGATCGTAGGCGATAAACCAGAGCGGTTGACTAAGCGAGGCATCAAATCTTTTTATAAAGAGTAATTTGGACTTTAGCCTTTACAAATACTATTTATAATGTGAAAGGCTAAATAACGTAAGAGCTTTATATCATCTAGATTAAGGACAATAGGAGAGCCATAAATGTCATCAGAATTAGCAAGAAAGTTTAGATTTGTATCACCGGGTATCTTCCTCCGAGAGGTAGATAACTCCCAGTTACCTAGATTGCCGGATGCAGTCGGCCCAACAATTATTGGCCGATACGCTTATGGTCCCGCGATGCGACCTTTCAAGGTCAACTCACTAGCTGAGTTCGTAGAGACTTACGGAAATCCAATTCCGGGTGCTTCCTCTGGAGACGTCTGGCGCGAAGGCAACAAGACTGGACCAACATACGCTGCATACGCTGCATTTGCTTGGTTGAACTCTGGCGTTGCACCTGCTAACATTGTCCGCTTACTTGGAGACGAGCACGATCAAAATGATGGCACCGTGCTTGCACAAGCTGGTTGGACCACAACTAACCCATCTTCCACCTCAACAGTTCGTGATCCATCCGCTACTGTTTCATCAAATGGTGGTGCTTACGGTCTCTGGCTCATCCCATCAGGTTCTGGCTTGGACGATGCCAGCGGAACATCATTGGGCACTGGCTCCCTCGCAGCAATTTGGTACATGCGAGACGGAGCAATCGCTCTCAAGGGCAAGCAAGTCACTCATAAGCTACAAGCAGATCTAACTGCTGTCACAGGTAACGCTGTTATGCTCCACTCGGAAGACAGCAACTACACTTTCCAAGCGAGCATTATTGACTCTTCTTATAACAACCTATACACTACTAAGTTTAACTTCGACAGAAACTCAGAAAACTACATTCGCAAAGTTTTCAACACTGACCCGATCTTGACGAACACAAGCGTTGTTGATACAACCACTGTCAACGAAGGTCGAGGCAATTACTTCCTTGGCGAGACTTTCGAGAGTAACCTTTTCAATATTCTCGGAGCATCTGGAAATGCATACGGAATGATTCTTCCAATTGCATCTGGTACAATTAACGACGACGCTCATGGATCAGGGTCTTTTGTCGCTGGTTACCATGACCACTTAGAAGGGTTTAAGAATCCTGAAACAGGTTGGTTCTTCTCACAGGATCTATCAACAGACAATACACACTACGCAGCCGAGCGTATGACCAAGCTATTCAAGTTCCACGGTCTTGACTCTGGCGAGTGGCTACAAAACAATATTAAGATTTCAATTGCTGACGTCCGCGCTCCTACAAGCTTGGCCAATCCTTACGGAACCTTCACTGTTCAAGTTCGTAGAGCATCTGACACGGATAAGGTGCCTGTAATCCTTGAGCAATTCACCGAGTGTGATCTTAACCCAGCATCATCTAACTTTGTTGCTGCTAAGGTTGGTGATATGTTCATGGAGTTTGACTACAGCACCAACCGTCTCAGAGAGTATGGCCAGTATAGAAATCAATCTAAGTACATTAGAATTGAGATGAACCCTGCTGTAGAGAACGGCACTTCTGATCCAGAACTTCTACCATTCGGTGTCTTCGGCCCAATTCGCCCTGTCTCATGGCGTGTGCGCTCTAATGACGGTGATGATGGAGCCACTGGAACTCCATTGTTGAAGGTTATCAGCAATGATAGTACAATTGCAGGTGCTTCTGTTGGTTCTGGATCTGCTGGCCGCATCGCAGCGGATGGAAAAGCAACATGTGTGCTTACAGTCGCGGATGGCGATGCTGATGTCACAGCAGTGGAAGAAGAATTCATTACACTTACATCTACGGATGGAACGACTCGTAGATACGTTATTATTGACGATAATGCAACCACTGTGACAACAGGCACCGTTATCGCAGCCGATACTGATGTCGGTGCCACCACCTCACCCGGTGCACTATCAGTTGGAGGTATCGCAGTAGCGATCAACACGACCGGTACTAAGGCAACACAGAATGCTTTCCTAGTTCAGTTGAAAGCTGCGATTGAGGGCGCAACAGGCCACAATGGAAAAATTACAGTATCTGCTGTCCCGACCGAGGCTAATGGCGCTCAATCAATTACGCTTACTCAAGCAACCGCTGGAGAAGCGGGCAACACAGACGTGGCCGAGAACATAGCCGCAGCAGGCGCAACTATGCTTATCCCACAGCACACCGCCGGCGGTGCTACAACCACGGCATTCGTAGGCGGCGCTGATCTCGTTGGTACAATGACCACTGTTGAGGACGGTCTAATTGCAAGTCACTACTCTCCAAATCACGTTACAAGCATTGTTTTTGGTGAGGATGATGGCACAAGCACCGGTCTTGTTGGCGCGTATCGATACACTGCATCATACGAATTCCCAAGAACTCTATTCCGAATCTCGGCTTCTGATGGTGCGATGGGCGATCCTAAGGACGCTTACTTCGGCCTCCAGACTGGCAAGACTCACACTGACTTGTCATTCGACCCCGGATATCCTGACTACGTTCGTCGCCTACCTGTTGGTTTCGCACAGATGGACACAATCACTGGAGCCGGTACTGATAGAGAATACTCTTGGACTTTCTCACTTGATGATGTTAGAACAGTTATCGATGGCGATATTGCAAGATCCGCGTTCTTCCAGTCTGGTTCTAGAAGAAACGGTGACTCTCTAACAGCTATGAGTGGAACATACAAGCAGATTCTTGATGAGGGTCATGACCGATTCACTTCACCTCTATACGGTGGATTTGACGGATTTGACATCTATGAGTCGGAGCCACTTAGAAATACTGCAATTAGTGCAACTGATACACAATTCTCAAACTACGCATTCAATACAGTTAAGAGAGCAATCGACACGGTTGCAGATCCTGAGTTTGTTGAGACCAACCTTATGGTTGTTCCCGGCATCACCAATAAGAATCTTACTAAGCACCTTATTGATACTGCCGAGGCTCGCGCTGATGCTCTCGCAATTATTGACATCGAAGATGTGTACACGCCGTTCACCGAGAACACTCAATCCTACAAGAATCGTGTTGGAAGTGTGAGCAGTGCAGTTACATCACTACGCAACAGAGACCTTGATACAAGCTACGCAGCAACCTACTACCCATGGGTTCAGGTCAGAGATCCTAACAACGCCAAGCTTGTTTGGGTTCCACCTTCTGTCGTCGCTCTTGGAACATTCGGTTCATCTGAAGCTAAGACCGAGCTTTGGTTTGCCCCAGCAGGCTTTACGCGAGGCGGTTTGACTGACGGTTCCGCTGGCCTACCAGTTGTTAACGTATCCGAGAGAGTTGTTCGTAAGGACCGTGACAAGCTTTACACTGCTAAGATCAACCCAATTGCAACGTTCCCGGCAGAAGGAATCGTAATCTTCGGTCAGAAGACTCTTCAGATTACCCCATCCGCTCTTGATAGAATTAATGTTCGTCGCCTCTTGATCTTCGTGAAGAAGGAAGTCTCTAGATTCGCCGCAACAGTTCTATTCGACCAGAACGTTCAGGCTACTTGGACACGCTTTGTGAATAAGATTGATCCATTCCTCGCGAGTGTTCAGACTAGACTCGGACTCACAAGCTACAAAATCGTGCTAGATGATACCACTACAACTGCTGACTTGGTTGACAGAAACATTCTTTACGCTAAGATCTTCTTGAAGCCAGCAAGAGCAATTGAGTACATCGCAATTGACTTTGTAATCACAAGAACCGGAGCGTCATTCGACGATTAATGAAAACGGGGTGGTTTTTCCACCCCACCCACTATATATTATAGTAGAGTATAAGGAGTAATACTTAATGCCATTCTGGACAGACAGCACGGGCCAAGACCCTAAAAGAAATTATAGATTCCTTGTGACCATTGGTAACATGCCAGATGGCGCAACTTGGTACGCCAAGAGTGCGACCAAGCCAGCTTTTCAGGTTACTGAGGCAGCTCATCAGTTCCTAAATCATAACTTTTACTACCCCGGTCGCGTTGAGTGGCAACCAGTAGAGGTTGTGCTTGTTGACCCTGTGTCTCCTGATGCATTGGCTAACATCCTTTCAATTATTCAGGGCTCTGGTTACAAGCCGCCCGCCAACTTCACAGAGACCACCACTATCAGCAAAGCAAGTGCAGTTAATGCGTTGGGCGGTGTTGTTATTCAAGTAATTCAGGCTGATGGCGCAATCCTTGAAAACTGGACCCTCAACGGAGCGTTTATTACTAATGTTTCTTACGACGGGCTCGCATATGATAACGATGAGATCTCCACAATTACTTTACAGTTCCGTTATGACTGGGCAGACTGCGTAACCGCTAACCCAGCCTCAGGCGTTGCTGGACCTAACAACGACTTCTTTAAGTTAAACCCAGCCTAGTTTAAAACAATTCGAGGTGAAATTTGAGTAGAAATAATCAAGAGCGACTTGGCGCTCCGCAAAGTGCAGCCCCTGCACCGCCAATCGCTCCAACCGGCGAGTCTTTCTCGTTTGCGACTCCAACAGAATTTGTAGAGTTGCCTACAGCCGGTAAATACTATCCACAGGGGCATCCACTGCACGGTCAAGACAGTGTTGAGATTCGCTATATGACCGCGAAGGATGAAGACATTTTGTCCTCTGCTACCTTGCTAAAGAAAGGTATTGCACTTGAGAGGCTAATTCAGAATGTTCTTGTCGATAAGTCAATCGATGTTAATTCGTTGTATATCGGCGACAAGAATGCAATCCTTATCGCTGCTCGTATAACTGGCTATGGCGAGACATACGAGGCGAAAACAACATGTCCAGCATGTAGTTCAACAATGAACTTCCAGTATGATCTATCACAGCTTGGGTTAAGACATGGAGATAAGTGGGGCGACTATGCAATTAGGCGACATACAGATGATAGGTTCATCATTGCCCTTCCAAACACAAAGGTTGATGTTGAGGTTCGTCTGCTAACAAGCAAAGACGAGGATTACCTTTCACAACTAAAAGAAAACAAGAAAAAGAAAAACCTCCCAGAGGCGAACCTAACAGATCAACTCCGCATGATTGTTTGTTCAGTCAACGGACACTCAGATCCAAAGTCACTGCAAGCTTTTATTGATGGTTTGCCAGCGAGGGATTCCAGATACTTAAGAATGGCGTATGAACTAATTGTGCCAAACGTAAACATGACACAGGACTTTAGCTGTGAATCATGCGGTCACACGCAGGAGGTAACAGTGCCCTTGTCGGCAGGGTTTTTTTGGCCTGACCGATAAGTACATGGCCAATGTTTATGAGGAATTTTTCCTTTTAAAGTACCATGGTGGCTGGAGCTTTTCCGAGGCTTATAACTTGCCAGTTGTTTTGCGTAGATGGTTTTTAGAGCGACTAGCAAAACAAATTACAACAGAGAACGAGGCCAAGAAAAAAGCATCAGGAAAGAAGACATACGACGTTGGAACCGGGCCTGATCCGGGTAGACCAATGATACCAAAAAGATGAATAAAGGCTGATGTTGAAAGACTTCAGCCTTATTTGTTTTTAGAAACTAATTAATATATAACGAGGGAGATCACTCTATGCAGAATCTTAAAGAGGATAAACTAGAGGAAGTTGTAATTGACTTTCAAGAGATGCGATCACAAGAACTAAATGAAAGTTTTTACATGGCTCTTGGTGCATCCATTCGCCTCGCTATCGATTCTATTTTCGGGTATGGATTCTTCCCAGCAAAGTTAAAAGTAAAAGGCACTGAGCGTGAAGCAAAAGCGTTTGTTAATGCACTTAAGTCTGAGGCTAAGTATGTAAAAGCTGCAAAAGACTATGGACTTACTAACCCAAGAACATTTAAGAGCAAAAATAAATTGACCAATGCTATCAAGGGCTTCGAAAGAGTAACTGGACTTAAGTGGCCGTTTAAGTAGGAGATTCTAAATGGCAATTACTCCAGAAGAAATCCAAAGGTTAACTGATGCTTATTTGCGACAAAAGCAAACTGTTGACCAACTCCGTGACGCTCAAACTAGTCTTGCCTCTGGCACAGAAGCTTATAGAAACGCTACTCTTAGGCTTCAACAAGCAGAGGTTAACACAGCACAAGCTGAATTAGAACTCGCGATCGCACGAAACGAAACTGCCGACACGATTCAGCAAATTACAAATGAACTAAATCAGTCTACGGTTGCATTCGAAGCTAACAAAGCCGCTATAGAGGCCGCAACAAAACAGGCTGAAATAGGCCAACAAACGTTTGGAAACCTAGCTGGCCAGATTGGATTGATGGACGAGAGTGCTAGGCAGTCAAACCTAACACTCAATGTACTCTCAGCGAGTGGTCTCAAGGGCTTAATGAAGGGCGCTGCTGACGTATTGAATCCATTAAATATGTTGCAATCGATTTTTGCTTTGACAATTGAAAGCTCTCTTGAACTTGCAAAGGCACTTGATGAAACTACGTCTTCGCTAAACATGACCACTGGACTGGGTGACGAGTTTCACGATAGTATTGTAGATCTGCAACCAGCACTCAATGATCTAGCGATCTTTGTACCAGAAATTGGTGAGGCCTTCGGAGTTTTAGGAACTAGGCTTGGAACATTCACAAACTTAAGCAAAGACGCGCAAATGAATATTGGGCGCACAACAGCAGTGCTAGGTAAGTTTGGCGTGTCAGCAGAGCAGACGGCAGAAAATATTGGTATTATGACAGCTACCATGGGGGTCTCGGAAGAGCAAGCAGCTTTCCTTCAGGCTGGCCTAGTAAACATGGCTAATGAAAATCAAATTTCTAGCGTGCAAATGATGAATGACTTTGCTGCAACTGCTGAATCTTTGGCTGCTTTTGGCGACCAGTCTGTTGAGGTCTTTGGTGATTTGGCTATGGCAGCTAAACAAAGTAACATGGAGGTTAGTGAATTATTAGGCATCGCTAGCCAGTTTGATACTTTTGATGGAGCTACTCAAGCTGTTGGTAGGCTCAACGCTCTATTGGGTGGCCCTTTCCTTAACAGTTTGGAAATGGTTATGGTAACAGACCCGACGGAAAGAATAAGTATGCTGTCTGATGCTTTGAATGCCACCGGTCGATCCTTCCAAGATATGTCCTACTATGAGAGAAGGGCAATTGCAGATGCCGCTGGGCTATCAAGTGTTGCCGATTTAGGCAAGGTCATGAGTGGTAACTTTGAAGGCCTAGCAGGTAATATAGGTAAAAGCGCCGAAGAGCTAGAAAAAATGGAAAACATGCAGGCTGACTTTATGAGTCTTACTGATGAAATAAAATCTTTATTGATGGAATTTGCTTTCCCGTTCTTGGAACCAGTTGTGCAGGGTCTTAAATCAGCCATAAAATTTGTTAAAGATCTATCTCCTGAATTCAAAAAGAGTCTTGCTATTGCGGGCGGTCTTTTAGTCATGGGTAAGATTTTCAGTGGGTTTATGTCTGATACTGCTGAGCAATCCGAAGCCATTGCGGCTGGCGGTGGTGGTGGTGGAATAAGTGGCTTCCTTGGAGATGTGGCGAAAGGCCTTTTGCTTGTTGGGGGAGTGATCTTACTAGTGAAGCCAGCCTTTACTCTATTGTCTAGTTTATTTGAGTCAATTGGTTCTGGGCTTTCTGGTCTTATGGAATTAGGACCGGCTTTAGATGCTATCAAGAGCGTTGGTGCAGCAGACTTTTTGGCCACTGCCGCTGGTATCAAAGCTATCAGCACCGCAGTAAACGATATTGAAACCGATAAGGCTGTGGCTATTTCCACAGTCTTCGATTCGGCAGCAGCTACAACAGCTACTCAGACAATTAATTCAGCAGCAATGACTTCAGCGGGAGCTAGTGCAGCAGGAGCAACTGGCCAAACGATGGTCGCAGCCCCGATTGAAATAACTACCAAGCTTATGCTTAACGAAAGAGAGATGGCATCTGTTGTACGGAAGCATGAAACGCTTCTTAAGTTGGCTGATGATGCAACTAACGTGTAGTATGGTCGATAAATTAAGTTTGGCTCTACTTATAAGTGGAGGGTTATAGTATGAGTAAGGGTAGAAAGAATCAGTCAAAAGATACTGGTGACGGTAGTCTTGAAGTACAGGAAAGCTCCCAAAGAGAATCTACCAATGAAGGTAGAGAACGAGGTGGTCTGGCTGGTCTTTTTAACTTTGGTTCACAAAATAGTCCGTTCGAGGCAAACGATGCCAGCGACGCATACGCTCAGAGAGGCTATTACCTAAGGTTTACTCATATCCCATCAGGAAGGCAAACATCTTTCAAAGCTTTTATAACAAACTTTCAAGACTCATATGTATCTAACTGGACTCCACAGACTGCTTACGGCAGAATGGATCAGATCTACACATTCCAAAATACAACGCGACAATTGTCGGTTAGTTTTTCAATTCCTGCCTTTGACGAAGAAGATGCACGGTGTAACCTAACCAAATGTACAAACTTAGCTAGACAACTGTACCCATATTATAGTAATGGTGCAGGTAATAATGCTAGCACCATTGCAAAAGCACCGCTAATGAGGGTAAGATTCGCCAATTTAATTAGAGACGGACGTTTTTCGGGTGACTCACGGGGCCTTTTAGGTAAAATTAACGGGTTTACATTCACACCCAATATTGATCATGGATTTTACGACTTACAGAACTTTCTATATCCAAAAACAATGGAAGTTACCTTTACTTTTGATGTGTTGCACGAGCATATTATGGGCTGGACTGATAATGCACCCGGTCCTGATATTTCTAAGACTAGCACAGGCATATCGTGGTCTGAGGGCAAGGCAGGCTTCTTTCCCTACGCGAGATCTTACACGCAACAAACAACTTCTACAGACACCACATCAGATGCGGATGCCATTGCCGAAGACGCAGACGAAGTCGCAGCCGCTGCGGGTCTCACGTTCGAAGATGCAGAAGCAACACTAGATGCAATTATTGAATAAAGTACACACGAGGGTTTAAAAGTGCCATACAGATACACCGGAAGAACAATTATTAGAAATGACTCTGAAACTTATGAAGAACTAGTTTCCCCTAGAGATGTGCCATATGTGGACCAGTACAAGACTCCAAGACTAAAGCACCCTTCTAAATTCGAAAGGTTAAATCTAACCAGAGATAGGCATACTTGGAAGCTTGGTGATCGGTATTGGAAGCTGGCTACAGAAAATTACGGTAGCCCAAAATACTGGTGGGTCATAGCTTGGTATAACCAAAAGCCAGTTGAAAATATGCTCAGTCCGGGTGACACAATTATTATTCCAAAACCCTTGCAACTTGTGCTGGAATATGTTAAGTATTACTGAGGTTATAAACAATGGCTAATGGCGACGAAAAGCCACCAGAAGAAC